TCCTGTTCCACCTGTTCCATTTGCTCCGATGAAGTAAGATTCCTTATCAAATGCAAAGGTTCCAGCGTTTGTGTGTTTGGAAGCAAGAATTTTATTTCCATTTACATAGATTTCAATTGCATTATCGTTTGAATAATAAGAAACTGCAACATGTTGAAATGAATTAATATAAGAAGGTTCAACATAACTAGGAAGGAACAAGCCAGCCCCGTTGCTCAATCCTGATGAATACGCTGATGTTATGGTGATTGCTGAGGACGTTTTCGTGTTGATGGTCCCTACCTTCACAAAGTCAGTTCCCGACCGAGCATACACGTCCTGACCCGCTCCCTGAACAAAAGAGGTCGTCGGGCTACATGAAATCGTGGTTCCTGAACCCGTGTAAGGATGAGTAAGATTTGAAACCTTATCATAGACAAATTGACCTGTTTTATCAAAACCTTCTTTATCTGTGGCTGCATATTGATATTGGAAGCCAGAATCTGGACTAATTGCATAGCCTGAGGTAAATGTTTCAGTCGCACCTCCAATAGTCATAACAACTTGAATTTTATAGTTAGCGGGATTATTCTCATTATGCCCCGTATCGTTGACCAAATAAATTTTAAGTGATGTGCTATGAAACAAAGCCATTTTGTGATTTAACCTATCTGCACCACCTGAATCATAAGTCTTCAAATATAAATTACTTTGATAATTTGAAGCAGACGAATCACCAAAGGTAACGGGCAAACCGGGCATAATTTTCTTTGAGTTTGCGATTGTTCTTACCGTGTCTCCTGACCATTTGCCGTAACCATTCACGTCATAAGGAGTAACAACTGCTTCAAAACAAAATGAACCTTCATGGTCCCAAATGCCATAGTCTGTAGTTGCTACGTTAGCGGCATAATCAACAGTAACGAAACCGTTGCACATGACGGGAAACACAAGCGAACGTTGCTTTCCTGTGAGAACGTCATACATGATAACACCTCAGGGGAGAATCCTAGCAATTTCGAATTCTAAACTAAACTCAATTTCAACTGTATCTGAAGTAAAGGTTGTGCTAAATTGTCGAATGAACCCTTTAAGTCCGTCATCAGTTTCAGCATCTGGAAATTCTGTTCTGAAAGGAACATTTAAGTTATCAAATTCGTTATTGTCTCCTCTTGCATGATAAGTGAATGGAATGTTAGTTTCTGAAGTATTTGCCGTCCAAGTTCCACCTGTCGCTTCACATTCCGTTTTAGTTAGAATAGCATTTCCATCGCTATCAGTTACACTACAAGTTCCATTAGTATTATAGTCACTTCTAATTTTAGATGGTATTAAAAAGACTAACTCAACAATTGCTTGATTTTGAGCAACACCTGTTGAGTCAACAGAAGAATGAATCAACTGTGCAATTTCATGTGCCGTCATAGTAACTGTTGAACCATGACGAGTCAAAGGCCCTTCAATGATAAAACCAGAAAGACTTAGATTTTTCCCGGCCATACCAATATCTAACGCAACTGTTTCTGATTCACCCGTAATTAGACCAGAAAGAGGAACTTGCATTGAAGGAATTGTTTTAGATGTGCTAACTGAAACACTAGTTGCCCGTAAAGGAATAGTGTTGATAGTTGCACCATCATCACCACTATGTTTTCCTGTCTTAAGATAAACGTAGTAATCCGGCATTTAATCACCCCAACGTTCTAGACGAAACACTTCTATTAACCTTAGAGTTAACCATTCGGCCAATTTCGTCAGCAATTCTTCTCAGTTCTGCGTTTGATGTATCACGCGCATTGATAGTAATGTTGAAGGTATTGCCTCCGCCTCCGCCCATAACTCTTTTTGTGTCCTGAGCAGTTCTAACTGTTGAACCTCTCGGAAGACTAACCAATTCAGGGCCTCTTTCACCAACTAAGGTCATTGGTGCAGTTACGGGACCACCTGCTGATTTAGCACCAAACAACTTTCCAAATTTAGTTCCTATGTAATAAATCAAACCACCAACTACTGCTGCTACGATTGCTGCAATCCAAGTCATGCTTAAGAAGAAAATAATTCCACCAACGACAATTGCAATCAATGTAATGATTTTCTTAAATGAAGCAGCCAAGTCTGTCCAACCTGTAGTTAGCCATTCCCATCCTCTTTTGATAACATCTACGATTAAAGTTCCAACTAGCATAAATGCAGCACTTAAAAGAGTAACAGCAACACCAAGAGAAAACAGCAACAGTCCTCCTAGAATCTTAAGGAGGCCATCAATTAACATTTCCAAATCGCCTCCGCCAAAGAAAGCATTAAAGACATCTTTAACTCCATCAAAAACAACCATTAAACCTGCTAAGGCAATTTTTCCTACGACCTTAATTGCTTCCCAAGCCGCTTTTATGCCTTCTAAAAGAGATGGACCGAATGCTTTGAATGCTAAATAGGCTAGAATAATAATGCCGAGAACTTTAAAAATAACACCCAAGAAGACAATTGCTGCCTTGACTACAAACTTTTTAATTAATTTCATAACATTACCAATGCTAGACTTATCGAATTTTTTAATGAAATTTTTTGCACCTTCCTTACTTCGTCTTGTTCTATCTGACGCTTTTCCAAAAAGGGTTTTTG